ACTTTCGTATATCTTCATTCTATCTCTTTCTTATCTATTATATTAATATCTTATATACCTATTCTGTTAGATTAGAGTTTAGGAAAGATAGATTAATCCCAAGAAATGCCATACAGAAGTATCCTCCTGCCTAGACATAACTTTGATCTATCTTACCCTATAACAGCTCATTCTGTTGAGTTGTCGCTTAGGCTGACATTAGGTCAGAGCTATCAAGAATCTGATAACAAGATTGTTCATCATTCCACCCAAAGGTGTAATCGATCCGCTATAATGAACTTCGATTCAGCTTGGCCGAGGATCTTCCCTCTTCATAACCTTTAATACAGAGCCGGTGAGTGCGCCTAAATAGGCCGTTGACATTTCTCTCTCTGTACGATGACCTTCTAATTTGCTCTCGCTTAGAAGAAGTCCATGTGTAAATATTACGCTATTAATCTCTCAATTGCAAGCTTTCTGACATGATATGTTTTTATAGCAAACAGAGAAAGCGATAACTACAAGGAATACCTAATCACCCTCCAACACCCTCAACATCTCTTCAAGATCCTCTCTACTCAGCCACAGAGGACGTTCCTCTTGTTGGTGATAGATGATAATTGCATTACCTACCTTGTCCCAATCTGTACCGTTGTCTGTGTTCATGTTCAAGCCTTCCTAACCAAATAATCCAACAATTTATAGATATCAGTGATAGCTTCTCCCATATCCATATTTCGTGAATTCACATTGTAACGAAGATCATCAAGTCTGCCCAACATCTCGGCTTTATATTCCTCGGCATACCTCTGCTCAAGAATCTTCTTGCAAGCCATCATTCCTTCACCAGTTTCTTGCTGCAAAGCTCGTACTTCTTCAATAGTTGGGCCTTTCATTTCACATCTCCAATAACATCATAAGTAGTCTCTGCACCATAAGGACGAACAGTCCACTTAGCAATCAGCTTCTTCTCATACTGATATTCATGTCCGTTGTCAACATAAATCCATTCATCATCCTCGGTGACATCAATCACAGGATCTACCCAATCTCGTGAGCCATCTTTAAGCTCTACAACGAATTCATTGTGCATTAGCTCTGCCCCTCCCCAAGCTTAAGTTTCTCTCCAGAAGATGCGTCAATGATTTTAAATTTCTTTTTCATTTCTTCAAAGCCTCAAGAATCTTTTTAAATTCATCAGAACCCAATTCCTCTACATAGCCATCTACAGCGACAACATAGTGGTTTGTAGAAGGGCAATACTGCAAGCAAGCTTCCTCAGCCCCCTCATGAGACGAAAACCCGGCAGCCTTAGCCAATGCCTGCACGTCAGCTTCCGTATTAGGGATATACTCCCAACCTTCCCATGCTGGTGTCTGGTTAGGGTAGTAGTTGTAGGTCATCACGGATTCAATTAGATTTTGCATGGCGTTTCTCCTCAATTAATGTAGGCCAATCATAACAGATCAAGGGGTGAAGTCAAGAGGGGATAGCGAATAAATTCGCATAGATGAGGAATAAATTTACTGGGATGGAGTGTAGGAGAATTTTGTTGGGAAGGTGCTTGACATAGCAAATTGAACGTGTAGAATGTGACGTATTGAAAGCAAACCTAATGAGGAAACGGACATGCAAAACAAATGTGTTGTAAAGGTGCAAACAGAGGCGTATAAACGTGGTGACACGTATTTCTATGGGAAATCCATACGTGTCCTTCAGAAACTTACAACGTACGATCTACTGAAGGATGAATGTGATAATATTGGAATCTGTGATGGGCTGGAAAACATTATCAATTTACAGCAAGTGGAGGATGGTAAATACTATGTTGAAGCTGTTAACATTTCCAAAGATTGTGAGACAGGTTATATTGACGACTGGGACTTTAAGTTAGTGTCATTTGATGGGGAAGTAAAATGAGCACATTTGGCGACGGAACATTTAGACAAGACGTCTACGAGCAGATTCAATATTACGTAGACTCACACAGCTTGAAACCTTCTGAAGCTATCTCAGAGCTGATGGAGATTGTGCAATGGATGCTGATTATTAGCGACATTGAAGGTGAAGCATACGAACGTGGTAAGGAAGACGCTAAAGCTGAGACTCTTGCAAAGCTTAATTAAGCCATCAACCAAAAGGAGTAATAGACATGCGAAACAATATGCAAACATATCAAGACATCTTCGGCACTGAAAACTGGAATGCTCATTTCTCAGGTGGGTTTAATTCTCGTGTGTTTGGTGATACACAAAGTCAAATGTTCCAAGGTCCGTATCGGTTTGAACGGCAACAAGGTTGGCGGCTGGCAGATGAGATGATCCGCGAAGGTAGAATTTACTTTACTCATCCGTTCCCGCATGGTAATTGTAAGTCGAAAGCTTTCACGTACGGTGGTACATGGGCTTGTAATGATTGTAACAGAGATCATCTTGACAAACCTTGGTGGAATGTTAAAGTGTTCAAGGATGGAGAGGCATTCTGTGTAATCGGACAAGGCTTTGAGAATCTGCAAGAGTCTGACAATTACGCGTTCGGGACTACTAAAGAAGAAGCTCTTGAGAATTATTATCAACTCATGAAAGATGTCTAAGCTCTCAATGTCATCGACATTTCGAAGAAACAATATACGTATAGGGTGTATGCAAGATTAATTTAAATATAGGGGTGGAGAGAAAGATGAACGATTGCTATAAAGAATGGTATGAAGAGGCTATCATTGCTTCGAATGAGCTAGGTTTTGCTGGTATGTCGGCAGCAGATGTAATCAAGTATCTGGCGCATGAAGTTGAGGAGCTGAAGACATCAAACAATGTAAATGCTGAGGATTGCAATGAAGCTGAACAGATTTTACGAAACATTATTAAAGAGTGGAGTTGTTCGGGCGATGTCTTTGGTGCAATTCAACAAGCAAAGGAGTTTTTGAAATGACTAACAAAATCGCAGCATACAAAGACCTACTGAAAGTGGTCAAGAAGCACTCTGAAGCGTTTGACCGTGAGAATGTCACATTGTCTCCAGAGCACCTTAAATCTGTTGTGCAAGCCATGGAAGTGAGTGACCGCTTCGGCATCCCGTTGCAAGGTATTCAATCTGGCACACACCTTCGGGTAAAAAATGTCTATGACGATTGGACAGGGATCAGCCTGTTTGGCGAGAAACATGGTCGTACAATCGGCTGTCCAGATAATGGTAAGCAGCCTAAAGATGAATGGTTGTTCAAGATTAGCTTTCCTTGTGGTGCCTACACATTTGGTGGGGATGGTTTGTGGGATAGGAGCTATCCTAAGAAAACATTTGATGCATTCTTTGAAGAATTGAAGTCATATGGTACTGCATTCTCTGATACAATGAATAATGCTTTGTACTTTCGTGAAGACAATTCTAAAGCTGTGTATGAGGCTTTCTGGAGTTTGTTCAATAAATATAAAACAATGGTTGCTGATGAGTTGAAAGAGCAACGTAAACAAGAGTTGGTTAAAGAGCTTGAAGCATTGGAGAGTAAATAATGAAATACGTAAAGACAGTAGACGAAGCATTCGAATTCGTAAAAGGCTTGATGACAGCTTTGGAAAAGAAAGCAGAAAGTAACATTCCTTCTGTGATGAAGCTAAATAAAATCACAATGCCTTCTGTGGCTAATACATATGCAGCGAATGCTTTCAAATACGGAAGCAGCTATTATGAGCGGGATCCTAAGACTATTGAGGAAGTTGACACTAAACTTTCCCAGCTCCTTGAGAAAGCTGAAGTAGAACGTCTTAAAGTGGTAGCTGAACACGAAGTCAACCTTCCAGCGATTGAGAACAACCAGAAGGTACGTGAAAAGATCAGTCAGATTATGAAAGACATTGGTATTCCTAATAACTATTCTACATCTGAATTCAAGACTCAACGCTCACGCACAAAGACTACGACAACTCATTCTGCTGGATACCTTGGGGACTTGCAGCGCAATGTCCCTGTGAGCGACGAAAGTGAGCGTATGTTAACGCTAATTAAGAGTGCTGTAGACTCGTTGAAGCGTCATGCAGACACACTCAAGGGTACGATCCGCAAAGAGCTACAAGAGGCAGAAAAGACCGAGAAAGCTAAGAAAGAAATCCTTGCTAAAGCGAGATTACAGGTTAAGTATAATCTTGATGAAGACTTTGAATGGTCTGATGTGTTGGAAGTGTTGGACAAGAAAGATAAATACTTTATGCTTGCTCGTGCCGGTGAGGAGACGCGTGGATATTGGGGCGAAGGCTTCGGTAAAGTAGAATATGCACTAGATAAATTTGAAGTGCAGACTGAAGAAGACAAAGAAATTCACGAAGAGTATGATAGTATTCTCCAAGACCATAATAACGGTGATTGTGAAGATGGTCGAATCTTTAGAGACTGTGAATATAATTACTCATTCTTGTACGGCAAAGTAAGTGAAGAAATCATGAAAGATTATGAAACTCTCAAGGAGTATTACAATGGCGACTATTGATATCAAGAAAGGCTACAGACACATCAGTCCCGAGGAACTTCGCTCATATGCTTATAGTGGGCATCTATGTTGCGGAAGTCTGGACATCTCCGATTTTCTAGAGCACATTTTTCAAGGCATGATCTCTCAAGATGAGCTAGACAAAGCAATTGAAGAAGCTGAAAAGAATTGCGAATGTGATTGTAATAGTGATGGAGATGGGGTATATTTAAAGGATCAGGTGAAAAGGGCTATTAAGATTCTTGAAGATGGGTTGGAATAATTGGGTTGAGGGAGAATGGTGTGAGTTATTTCAAAAAGCTAAAGGAGCGAGAAGTGGAAGTTTTTAATAAAGAAACAGTTGATGACGTTAAGAAGTATGCGTCTGTAGATGCACCTGAGCGTGGTATTCGTAAAGCTACGCTTGAGCGGTTTGGAGTGAAGGTTGCACTGTCTGAGAAAGATGGTAAGACACCAGAAGCTTTCTACTTTCCTTCATACAACCAGAAAGGGAAAGTTGTAGGCTATACAAAACAAGATGTAACCAAAGGCAAGGACGAGAAAGGCCATTGGACTGCAATCGGCAGTGTTTCAATTAACAACAAACTCTTTGGGCAAGATGTCGCAGAGAATATTAATCGTAAACGAACTAACCTTATCTGTACAGAAGGCCAATGGGACCACCTGAGTGTTTATCAGTCTCTTTGTGATAATGTAAAGGGTACAAAATACGAAGGTATCGAACCGCTTGTAGTGTCTATCCCTCTTGGTACAGCTAATGCTGTGGAGGCTTTGCTTCACAATGAGTCTTACGTTTCATCTCACGATTCTTTGACTATTTTCTTTGATGACGATTACTGCACACCAGCAGAAACCAAGAAAGGGGTTATGAAGGGCCATGAAGCCCGTGAAGCTGTTGCTAACGCTTTTGTAGGTTCTGGCTTATCTTTGATGACAGTTGCACCAGCAGATGGTTTGAAAGATGCTTCTGATTACCTTCAAGCTGGACGTAGTGATGAACTTGCTAAGCTTGTACAGTTTGGTAAGCGTGCATACTCTGCTGAAAAGATTGTAAAGGCGTGTGATATTACGTTGGAAGAGCTTCTTGAACCACGACCTGAAGGCGTATACGTGAACAGTTTTCCAAAACTAATGGATAAACTACATGGCTTTCGTATGCGTGAATTGGTTTTGTTGACTAGTCCATCCGGTGTTGGTAAGTCTACAGTTACTTCTATCTTTGCTAGTGCATTTATTGAAAGTAAAGCTAAGGTTGGTATGGTGTTCCTTGAAGAGACAAACAAGGAAACTCTTCAGCGGATGGTTGCATCAAAACTGAAAGTTAACTACTTGAAGTTTAAGGATAAACCACTAGAATGTGCTTCGATGGAAGATATTCAGAAAGCTTATTCAGAAATTGTAGATAACGATCAATTGGTAATGCTAGGTCACTTCGGCAGCTTACCGGTTAGCGAACTTATGAATAAAATCAAGCATATGCACTTGGTCGAGGGTTGCAGCTATATTTTGCTCGATCACCTTAGTATGGTTGTCAGCGGAAGCCACGTTACGGATGAACGAAAAGAACTCGACATCGTAATGACTGAGCTTGCTGCCTTCTGTGCTGCAAATGATGTTTGTGTAATTGCTGTTAGTCACATTAACCGTTCAGCAGCAGAGCAGTTTAAACCCCCTAAAGGGGCAGAAGACAAACCGTTTTGGGTAAAAGTAACAAAAGAGATGATGCGTGGTTCTGCTGCACTTGAACAATTGAGCTTTGTTATTATCGGACTCGAACCCGAAATCTTGCCAGATCGAAGCCGAGGCAATGTTCGGTTGACTGTATTGAAGAACCGACCTTGGAGTTATCTAGGTGTTTGTGATACGTTTAAAATTGATGAAACCTCGTGGGAGGTCATCCTTCACCAAGAGCTTCCAGAAGACTTTTAAGGAACAGTATGAAAACAGTTTGTGGATTTGGAATTAATGATTTAGATTATCCAGTTGTTGAACGTTACATGCTGGATGGTAAATCTAGGACAAAAGTAATCTGTCCCTTTTACGCTCGTTGGAGCAGCATGTTGACTAGAAGTTATTACTCTCGGTATAAGGCCAACCAGCCAACGTATGAAAAAGCGTTTGTTAATGAAGAGTGGAAATACGTTTCTGCGTTCAAAGGTTGGATGGAAGAACAACACTGGGAAAATATGTTTATGGATAAAGACATTTTATTCCCATTTAATAAGGAATATTCTTCTAAGACTTGTGCCTTTGTTCCCAGACATATTAATAACCTACTTACTGCAAGAGGGAATAAAAGAGGTTTGTACCCGCTAGGCGTTTATTTCGAAGGTGGCACTAAGGGTTTGGACTTTAAATCCCAGCTGAACTGTAATGAAACAAAGATTTATTTGGGCAGATTTGCTGACCCTTTTGACGGCCACAAAGCTTGGCAAGAAGCTAAAGCAAATCTGATTGACAACGTTGTTTCAGATTGGTATAGTTCCGGCTGTAAATCCTACCGAGCGGATGTAGCAGACGCTTTAATCCGACGGTCATGGCAACTGCGTTTAGATTTGTCTCAAAGTAAAGAGACGATAAGATTTTAGGGAGACAAAGAAACACCATGATTATTACCTACGATATCGAGACAAACGGGCTGCTGAATTCAGACTCTATTGATTACTGTGCATCACCTTACAATCTTAAAGATTCATTTAAGATGCATTGTGTTGTAGTTGAAGAGCATGAAACCGGAAAGATTGTAGCTTTTTACAACGGCCCTAAATATATTTTTGATGGGCGGAAGTACGAAGAGGTTGTTGGTAAACATACTTACATTTTAGAAAATTATTTGGAGCAAGAGTATGATCACTATCAACTGAGTGAGTTTGTCTCGTATATCAAGGACAACCCTGTATCAAAAGTAATTGGGGCAAACATTATCAACTTCGACTTACTGGCGTGTAAGTTGTATTTTGATATGGATTACGAAGTAGAGCCTGATATTTGGTGTGGGAAGTCAATTGAGATTTCCGATACTATGGTGACGTCTAAGGCTCTAAACCCTGACCGTATTGGTGGCCACAGTCTTGACTCACTGTCTCAAAAAACTGGCATTCAAAAGCGAGAATTTCGCAAGCATATGGATGCTTCGATTCGCTTTGAAGACATGGCAGCGGACTTAATTTATTACTGTATCTATGACGTAAAAGCAAACACTCAAGTTTACAAAATGCTTGAAGCTGAGAAAGGAACTTGGGATTGGTCGGACGCCATCAGTCTTGAAAAGTCTGTAGCTGAAATCATCACTCGACAAGAGCACAGGGGGTTTGACTTTAAGACAGAGCGTGCAATTGAACTTGTTCGTGATCTTGATATCAAGCTTGAGGCTTTGCGTAGTGAAGTTGAACCAGTCTTGCCGCCTAAACCTTTGGCTAAGACACGAATGGATTTCTACACACCTTCGGAAAAACAGTTTAAGAAGTCTGGTGAACTGAACGAAAACATTAAAAAGTTTGTAGCCAAACACGAAGGGACTATCAGTGAAGACAATGTAGCGACAATCTTTGGTAAAGAGTATCCACTCCCAATGCCTGCTGTACCATTGCTGACGGAAGTTCCATCAACGCTTAAAGACACAACACACATTAAAGAGTGGCTTGTATCTAAGTTTGGCTGGAATCCTTCGGCTTGGAAGGAACGTGACCTTACTTGTGATGCAAAGAAGAACCGTCTCACACAAGAGAAGTTTGAGGCTGCTGTAGAACGATATGTTGAACAGACACTGGCGAGTCCTTTCTGCAAATATCGTCTAGAACACTTGAACCTTAATAAGAACAATATTAAGGCTAAGTTATTGGCAAAAGGGTGCGCTAAAAGCTTTAAAGTATTAACCAACCCCACACTGACGGTAGGACAGGAGAAAGAGATTTGCCCCGGACTTATTGCACTAGAAAGCAGCTTTCCTCACGCAAGAAAGCTTGCTGACTTCTTGACTTATAGTCATCGCCGTAACAGTATTCTTGGCGGTGGGTATGATCCTGAAGAAGATGACGATGAACACGAAAGCGGGTTTATGCCTAACGTTCGTGAAGATGGACGAATTCCAACACCAGCAGACACTTGCGGAGCTGGGACCAGCAGGTTCAAGCATCGTTTAGTGGCGAACATTCCTCGTAATACGTCACTTTATGGTGAACAAATGCGTAGTTTGTTTGGTGTTGGTGAAGGATATGTACAACTTGGTTACGATTTTGACAGCCTTGAGGCAAAAATAGAAAGTCATTACGTTTACCGATATAAAGGAGGTCCTGAATATGGTGTAAGTCTGACTGCTGAGAAGCCTAATGACTGCCACTCTGTTCTAGCACGGCGTATTACACAGATTATTGGAAGGGATTTCCCACGTAACAGTGCTAAATCGGTCAAGTACGGTTGCAGTTACAACGCCCAAGTTGCACGAGTGGCTAAAATCGTTGGCTGTGACCTAGAAACCGCTCAAATCATCTTTGATGAGTTCTGGACGCTGGCTAATCCCCTTAAAGAACTAAAAGAGCGTATGCAGCAGTATTGGGAGACAACAGGTCAGAAGAGGTTTTTGATGGGCATTGACAAGCGTAAGCTACCTATTCGGTCAAAAGGTAATGTGATTAATACAGCCTTCCAAAGTGCAGGCGTAATCTGCGCAAAACGAGCTATGGTTATTCATGACCGTAAGCTTAAAGCTGAAGGATTGTCCGTAGATTTCTTTAAAGACGACTGGAAAAGCAAAAAGTATTGCCAACAAATGATTGCGTACCACGATGAGGCACAATTAGAGTTGACAAGAAGTCTGGTTAAGTTTAAGATGTTCGATACAGAGAAAGAGGCGAAGGAGTTCTATGAAGAAGGAAAGATCTGGAGTGATGTTGGTCATGCAAAAGATGGACGTTTCTTTCGTTCATGGTGTCGTGCTGGTGAATTGGCAGCAGAATCTGTAAAAGAAGCTGGACAGTATTACAAACTTAACGTAGAATTGACGGCAGGTTATGTGATTGGTAGTGGGTGGGATAATTGTCACTAATCCAAAATACCTGAAAATACCGCTGTACAAACCCAATAAATCATGCGAGAATAGATGTACAAATTAAATTGTAAGGGAGAGAAAGATGAGTTATTCACTGCAAAAGCTTGAAAAAGACTTGACTGACAGCTATAAACGAATCAGTAGCCTTGAAGATGTTGTTGAAACTCTCGAGGAAGAACTGGAAAATAGTAAACAACAACTTGCCAAAGTGTATGAAAATACAAAAGACCTTGAGCAAAGTATCGACAAACTGAAAGGGGAATAACATGCAAACTAAAATCCAATACACCGTAGCAGATGACACCACTATCTATGCAGAAGTTGAAACACGGGAAATTGCTCGTGCATATCTCCGCGATTTGAAAGCTAACGGGAATAAGTCTGTGAAGATTTATCAAGAAGAGTTCGCTCGTATTGCTAGCAAACAGGTTCGGTGATAACATGTCCATCAGCTCAGAAGATGTTCAAGCAATGGTCTTGGAAATCATTAGTCAAATCGACTACGATATCTACAAAGAAGTATTGAATCAACAAGAGGATTATCCAGACGAATGGAACCTACTTGACGACTGTATGGAAATTGTAGAGAAATATGTTAAGGTGAATCCATAATGGGCAAAATAACCATCCGTGAAACAAGCTCTGTTGGAGAATCCTTCTCAGAGGTTGAATATATCTTTGAGGATAGTGTAGACTACTTTGCTTGGAGTGAGCAGAAGACTGAAGCTCTAAACAACGCACTGAAAGGTTTCTCTGATTCCCTCCTTGACACACAAGGTGAAGTAGGGGAGAATGTTACGGAGATTAAAGTGGGCAAGAAGAAAACTGAGCCAACTAAACATTAATTAAGGAGAAGTAAATGAATACAGCACTAAAGATTCTTGCTATTGCCGCTGTCGTTGCACTGGCAATTGTTGCAATTGGTTTTCTGGCAGTATATTGGGCATGGGCACTTTCGATCTTGTGGGGATGGTTCCTAGTTCCTCTCGGTGTTAAGTCGATTGGTGTGGCACATGCTTATGGATTCACTTGTGTCACTGGTTTGATTCTTGGTACTCGTGGTCTGCAACAAAGTAAAGAAGATAAGGATGGTTGGAAGTCTCAACTTGCTGTATACTTCCTTGCTCCACTTCTGGCTCTAGGCTTTGGTTATATTGCCCTAGGGTTTATGTAAAGAATTTGTGAGAAATCACAATGTTGCCAAGATGGCAAGCGATGTAAATGTAAGCAATAATTAAACTAAAATTGAAAAGGTAATTTAAAAGATGGCAACTGTAACTGGTATTCTGGCATACGTAAAACTGCAACAACCTGACTTCAAATATGGCTCTACAACTGAAAAAGAGTTTGCTGTAAATCTCATTGTAGATAAGCCTACAGCTAAAGCTTGGAACAAAGAGTTTCCTAAGCAGAAAGCAAAAGAAGTTGATCGTGCAGACTTTGAAAAGTCTTACAAGATTGCTCCTCCGACAGACGATGATGAGTTCTTTGTATTGAGCATTCGTAAACCTGCACAGTATAAAGATGGAAATCCCATTCCCGATGCAATGCGTCCACGAGCTTTTATCAAAGGTGAAAATGGCAAGCTTCAAGACATCACTAAAGATGTTCTGATTGCAAACGGCTCTGTTGGTACTGTGAGTTACGATGTAAAGGATAATGACTTTGGTCACTTCTCTAGTCTTAAAGCTGTTCGTGTTGATCAGTTGATTGAGTACAAGAAGAAAGGTGGTGCTTCCAATGACTTCTCTGAGTTGGGTGATGTAGAGAGTTTGGCAACTGACTTTGACGATGTTCCTGAACGTGTTCAGAGTGAGGCTCAGAAGGCTGTTGTGAAGAAAGAAGTTGAGATTGAAGACGAAGACCTCGAAAGTCTTCCGTTCTGATCTAGGAATTACGCACAAGGACGTGCAACCATTTAAACAAATTAATTTATTAGGAGAAATAATATGAAAGAACGTCAAGCCCTCTACAGCCGGGCGTATCAACTGGCTCAAGAAGCTATCACCAACAAAGAAGATGTAAAAGAACTTGCTGGGGAATTTACATACGATAAAGAATACAACACCGATGGTTTCGATAAAGCTGAAGTGAAGAATATTGTCAAGGCAGCCCAAGCACAAGCTAAACAAGACAATCTTGCCGAGAAGGTTGAAGAGCTGAATAAGCTGCAACAGATTCAAGAAGCTTATAGCTGATTAGTTAATTCAAATAGCCGGTGAGATATCCGGCTTTTGTTTAGGAGAATAGAATGAATAATCTTTATAGCTTCTATGTTGATTGTGGTCGTATGGGCAGTCTGGATGGTTTGTTTATTGCTACACAAGAGGAAGTAGATAAAGCCATTGGTAAAGAGATGTACTTTGGTGAAGTGCTAGGTAAACACTCTGACGTCGAAGTCACTCTTGAAGCACATGAAATCAAACTTGTATCTGATGATCAAGAGAAAGTGGAGTGGTTGCTTGATCTGCTTGGTGAAAGTGTAAGCGGCTTTAATCCTCTAGCTTATATTCAAGATTCTGATGAAGACGAAGAAGAGGAATATGAGGATGACGAGTAAACTTCTCTTGATCGATGCTGATACTATCCTGTATGCAGCAGCCTCACAGCAACAAATTAATAAATGTCTAGCTACAAACATTGAACATGGCACAAAACGAATGTTTGATTCTAAGACAGCTTTCAATGACTGGCTTAAGATCACACCGAACCGTACAAAAGATATGTACAGCTTTGAAACAGTTAGTGATGTAACTGGTGAACCACGATTTGCTTTCCAAACAATCAAACAGAAAGTTGAAGCAATTGTTGACGCTTCTGGTTGTAAGGATTATCGTGTATGTATTCAAGGTGAGGGGAACTTCAGGAAGTTTTATGAATCAAAGTTTGTAGACTATAAAGGACAACGTGTACCTAAGCCTTTGTTGTTCCAAGAATGCTTTGATTTCATGGAGAAAAAGTACAAGACAAAGTGCGTTGTATCCAAAGGCTGTGAGACGGATGACTATGTTAACATCGCAGCTTGGGCAGGCTATAATGCCGCTATAAAGACCAGAAACAAGGATGATTCAGAGTTCGTTGTAGCCTATGTAGACAAGGATATTGTTTCTAATGGACGTGGTTGGTTTCTCAACTACAATAAACTAGAAAATGGTGTATTCTGGAATGATGCAGTAAGTCAATACAGTAAATATTGGGCCCAGACTCTTCACGGAGATACAGCAGACAACATCAAAGGACTTGAGAAGCTAGCACCAGAAACAAAAGAGAAATATGGGATCAAAACAAATGGTGTTGGTGAAGTAGCTTCAGGTAAGATTCTCGAAGGTGCTACATCTGAGCTAGAGATGTTTCAAAGGGTGGAAGAAGCTTATAAACTTTCATGGCCTGATGACTACCAACAACGCTTAGCTGACAACTGTTTCTTCTTGTACTTGCAACGTAAAGAAAATGAGATGTTCAACCTTTATGACTATGTGGAGACTTTGAAATGAATAGAAGGGGGTTTTAGAGTGGTAAAATTATTTCTAGGGGTAGGAATTAATGATGCTGAGTACACCGTAAAAGTGTACGAGACAGTTGGCCACACCAATGGAAAAAGAAATCGTAAGCTTGTGTGGATGTGTCCTTTTTACACAAGATGGACGAATATGCTTCAGAGGTGCTATTCTGATAGCTACCAAAAGAAGACTCCTACTTATCGTGGCTGCTCAGTCTGTGATGAATGGAAGTATTTTTCCAAATTCAAAGCTTGGATGATCACACAAGATTGGGAAGGAAACGAACTAGACAAAGACATTCTTGTAAAGGGAAATAAAGTGTATAGTCCTGAAACTTGTGTGTTTATTACTAGGATGGTAAATTCTTTTGTGGTAGAAAGAGACGCCAGTCGGGGCAAATATCCCATAGGCGTGTATTGGAGCAAACACCATGAAAAATACCTTGCTCGCTGTCAAAACCCATTCACAAATAAATACGAATATTTAGGGGCTTTTAATGATCCACAAGAAGCTCACAAGGCTTGGTTAATTAAGAAGCATGAGTTAGCCAATTTATTGGCCGGTATTCAAAAAGATGAAAGGGTTGCTAAAGCCTTGATTAATAAATATGAGAGCTACACTTTAACCTAAATACTTATGCGGAGAGCTTAGAATGGAAAAGATCACAGAAGACTATCTTTTGGAATATGTATCAGACGTAGGTCAGTTTGAGAAAGAGCATCGTAAATACTCATCCTTCTATTGCACTGTTACACACCGATTCACCCAAGAAGATATCGAAGCATTGGCAGAAGACGATGTGGATGCAAGTGACTTCCTACACGTCTTGGTGACACGAAATGGTATGTGGGATGACAGTAATGGGACTGATTGGGATGAAACAACTTACGAGAAGCTGCAAGAATATCAAGAGCTTGTTCCAGAGGTTGTGATTCCTGAGCATTATGTTACGAAGTATAAGACTTCAGCTTTCAAGCCTGTGTTTGAAGAATGACAGGGGGTCACGAGTGACTATCCCATCACAAGCAGACATCAAGAAGCGTGAAGATAAACTTAAAGAGTTCATGAAAAGACTGAATGAGGATGGTTCACCACAAGAGAAACATGTTGTAGCTGTTGTTCGATCTGCTATCAGGCAAGCTTGGATGAAATCAGACGTTAAACTAGCTTATTTGTATAGCAAAACGATACCTGATTTGGACGATAGCACCAGAACAAAGTGGTTGGTAAGGTGTGAGATTTGCGAAGGTTTATTCAAGCTTTCTGATGTTGAAATTGACCATAAATATGCTGGTAATAAATACCCCTTCACAAAGGCTGAACATTTTCAAGATTACTTTGATAACATTTTGATGGTTGGTTTTGATGATCTACAAATCCTTTGTAAAGATGACCACCTTTCAAAAACATTGAGTGAGTCCTTGAACATCTCTTTCGATGATGCTAAGATCGAACGTGAAGTGATTAAGATTTGTAAACTAAAAGCTGCAGAAATTGATAAATGGCTCGGTGATAGAGGAATTAAGGTTGCTAAGAGTCCACAAGCTAGGCGAGATGCTGTACGGGAGGTACTGAAGAATGGTGATATTTCACTTCAAACCTGAAAACATGCCTGAACTCAACAAAGAAGATAACCGAAAGAAATTAATGGATACTCTCAGGAAGTTTCAAGAAGCTGATGAGGAGCTTGAGAGGATCTGTAAAGAACTTGGTATTGATAAACCTGAAATGGTTTGTAGGAGTGTGGAAATTGACTGAACCAAAACCAAATAAAACCTACATAATCCAACACAAAGAAACAAAAGAGTTGTTCATTGCACGCTCTGGTAAATCCTCTTGGAAACAACCGGGACATGCCAAGAATGCTTGGAATCAAAGTATGTTTGGTGACATCATGACTAAATATGGTCTTGAGTATATTCCTGATCCAGGCCGATATAATCCTGAACGAAAACGAGCACCTTTGTTCTCAGAGCAAGATGTGTTTGAAATTGTAGAGCTTAAACACGAAGCTCATAGTAAACTTGATGAAGCTGTCAATCTTCTTCGGTCTGTTCTAGGTCGTTGTGATTATCAAGTACATAATGAAATTGTTAAATTTCTGGAGAGTGTAGAATGACTAATAAAATCACCAAAGAATTTCTTTTCACCGAACTGAGTATCAAGATTGCAACTTTGGATATGAAGTTGGATAAAATTCTTGAGTTGCTTAGTGCTTCTGAACCAGAAGACTACAGTACTTATCCTTTGAATACAGAATTCATGACAGACGAACAATTCACGGAGAATTTCAAATGATTAAAGATTATTGGACAGCAACCTTCTGGTGTGAATTTATCCAGTTTAGTGTCTTTTTCAATGTATGGTGCTCAGTCTTGGGAGTTTAGTAATGGCTATTGCAATCTATCTTAAAACTGAAAGTAATGATCCTTACCTGTTCTGCTATGACGTTACTGAACAACAAGACACCAAATACATTGTCAACGCCATAGCTAATATCATGGGCGATGAAATGGCATATGTCTTTGATTGGGAAGTTGCAGATTCAACAGGTAAAGGTACATCAGAGATTGAACAATATTTGAAACAAGCTATTAAAGAAGCTGAAAACTTTGAGGATTAGGTATGTCAGTTATAGAGATGTTTCCTAAGAAACCAGATACAGATAAATCAGTAGAGCACACTATCTCTAAGTTGGACTTCTGGATTGGTAGGAATGAGATTATAAGCAGAGATTTCAATACTTTCAGTGTTTATCAAAAACAAGAGACGCTTGATACTGTACTCTCGATCAACAACCAATTGTATGAACTTATTTTGAAACTTAAAGGAGAGATTTAATTGAGCAATCGCCACCTATTTATTCCAGACGTACAAGCAAAAGAAGGCGTTCCACTTCAACACCTTGAAGCTTTGGGAAATTACATCGTTAAGAAACAACCAGAAGTTATTGTAATGATTGGGGACTTCGCCGATATGCCAAGCCTAAGTTCTTATGATGTTGGTAAGAAATCTTTTGAAGGTCGCATGTACACAAAGGATATTGAATCTGCACGTAAGGCGATGGATGTTCTTCTTGCACCACTAAAAGCTTTTAATATTCAGCAGTCACTTAACCGTAAAAAGCAATACAAACCACGAATGGTTATGTGCTGGGGTAATCACGATCAAGGCCGTATTGAGCGGGCTATTGAGAATGATCGTAAACTTGAAGGTTTGATTTCTGTTGATGATCTTGGTTTTAAAGAAGCTGGCTGGGAGTGCCATGATTTCCTTGAAATTGTAAATATCGACGGTATCCGTTACTCACACTACTTTGTTAATCCAAATAGCTTGCTGAAGAATTGTGTTGGTGGTAACATTGACGCGAAGCTGAAGAACTTGGGGTGGTCGTTTAGTATGGGCCATCAGCAGACTTTACAATACGGGGTCCAGTACTTGCCAGATGGTATTGCTCGCCAAGGTTTGGTTGCTGGTGCTTTCTACATGCATAACGAGAGCTACATGGGAACACAGGGTAATCTTTCTCACTGGCGTGGTGTTGTGATGAAGAATGAAGTTCAGGAAGGCAGGTACGATCCTTGCTTTATCTCTATTCCATTCTTGCTGGAGAAGTATATTTAAGTGGAAGACTACAAACTAAAGAACACTGTCAATCGCTTAGAGAATTCGGTTGACAGCTTAACTAAAGAGATCTATAATCTCAAACAGCAGCAGAAAGATATGCTGGAACAAATTAAGCGACTAAAGGAGGGGTTTAATGATGGCAGTAGCAAATGAACCACAGAAGTTTAAAGTAAAGAATGATGTAACTGTCTACTCACTATTACCACCATTCATGGACACACACACTGTAGTTTGGAATGATGAGAATGGACACCACCAAGAAACAGAGTGTAGTATTGGATATGTAAAGGATCAGTTCAGGAATGATATCTGGACTTACATCATTGAGAGTCCTAAATCATCTGTAGATAAGCCACAATCAGCTCTAGACAAACAAGTCAGCGGTAATCACTATAAAGACTTTAAGATCCAACCTGCTGAATATTGCCATGCTAACAACATCCCATTCTTAGAGGGCAACGTAATAAAATACACATCTCGTCATCGGGCTAAGAACAAGAAGAAAGATCTTGAGAAAGCTATTCATTGTCTTGAGTTGCTGATTGAGTTGGAGTATGGTAATGAGGACTAAGCGCCTATTAGGTATTGACGTTGATGGCGTCTGTGTAGACACACTAACCCTCTACAAACAAGCTTCACATCACTTGGAAGATCCTCTAGACTTCTGGCGAGATGAGAACCTTTATGATAACCTTGTTCCAATGGATGGTGCTGTAGAGAAACTTGAGCAACTTAGTAAATACTTTGGTATAGTGTTTGTGAGTCGGTTGAAGGGAAATCATCACCGTTCAAAGGTGTATTTCTTGAAGAAGTTCTTTCCGTTTATGACTGGCTTTATTGGTACTCACGAGAAGTACCTTTTGAATGAAAGTCTTGTTGCAATGGTGGATGATTTAGAGGATAATCTGTCCAAGTTTGAAGCTCACAAGCGAGTGTTGTTTGGACAAGGTGAATATAAAGATTGGAATAGTTTTAGTGTTAAAGATTTCTGTAAAGATTACTTGGTTTAATTAAGGAGAAAGTTTTGAGTAATGCACGGGTAACACGGTTTAATGTAATTTGCGGCAACCCCGTAAACATGGGTACTGATCTAGAATATTGGCGTCAAGTGAAAGAACAGGCTGCTCGTATTCTTGAAGAAGCAATTGAGATGAATACAGCAGCACAGGAAGAGGACTATCAAGGTGTAATTGATGGTTGGGGAGATGTAAAATACACCAACGAATACATGGATGATATCCTGAAAGGTGCTGGTGTAGATACTAAGAAAGTATTTGATACGATTGCAAGTAACAATGATCAGAAGTTTACAACTAGCTACACATATGCTTGTGATAGTAAAGAAGCTTTGGAACAACTTGACGTTGATTGTTATTTGGATAGCACAACTTACGAAGGGACGCTTTACTATGTTATTCGTCGAGTCCATGATAATAAGATTCTTAAGCTGAAGCATCATGAGTCGCCGGATTTGAGTAGCTTTATTCCAAAGGAGTTGCTATGATTCACGCAAGCACACAACAAGCTAGACCAAAAGCTAATTGGAAAGATTATGTCTTCAATAAAGAAGACTATAGTAAAGTAGTAAGCTCTGGCATGGCTTGGGTAGTATTTCCAGACTGGCCTACACCACAAGAGTTTAGTGAATATTTGAAGGAGAAGGGAGAGAAAGATGTTTGATTTCATTAAATGTAAAGTTATCGGTGTAACGCAACCTGTGGTAGACTTCATCCCAGATAGTGAAGGCATCATTTCCTACGCAGCACGAGTCAGCGCACCACAGAATCAAAGTAACTTCGACACAGCAGCAAAGCTTCTTAAGTATTGCGTAGATCATCAACACTATTCAGTATTTGAAACTTGTAATATCACAATGGAAATTGAAGCTCCACGGGACATTGCAAGGCAGATTCTTCGTCACCGTAGTTTCAGCTTTCAAGAGTTCAGTCAAAGGTACGCAGAATCCACAGACTTCATTACTCGTGAATGTCGTTTGCAAGACGAGAAGAATCGTCAGAATAGTATTCAAACAGATGACCTAATGCTTCAGGATTATTGGCAGATTGCACAAGAAGAAGTATTGGAGCTTGTAAAGTTTCATTATGAAAAAGCTTTAATGCTAGGTATTGCTAAAGAAGTTTCACGTTGCCTATTGCCAGAAGGTCTTACAATGAGTAAGATGTATATGAATGGTACAGTACGTAGTTGGTTGCATTACATTCAGCTACGCGAGGAGAACGGCACGCAGCTTGAACACACTGATGTTGCTAAGAAGGCTAAAGTAGAAGTATTGAAGTATTTTCCATTCCTTGAGAATGTATTGGAGAAATAAAATGAGTTTTAACAATTCAGAAGAAAATCCTATCGAATTCTATCTTCTTGAAGTAGCATCATTGATTGCAGTGAGGGAAGGTAAAGAGAAACGTGTGGCGAACTTGATTATTCTTGAAACTCTTTCTGAATGGATATTCATGTATGAAAGTGGTTTGAACCCAAAAACAGCGTATGGTAAATTTCGGAGTAGTAGTGTATGAGCGTAGGTTTTAATTTGAGTTTGTCAGACCTCCTTCTTTGTGAAGGTTTCGCTCAAGCATTTGGTGAGGATAACAAACCAGCAATTAATAAGTTTCTTTTTGATAACGGTTTAGACGTTTCGATGGGGATAGATGAAGTAGTTTGTAAGCATCGCAATCTTCGTGGGAATGTTGTAGACTGTTTGATGTATCAGGGGCATGAACGCTCTGATGAATGGTTGAAGTCTGGTGCTGCATCTTGGGATGCAATTGTTGAAGATTGTAGTTTGGATCTTCGGATTGATCTTAAGACAATGGGCAAGCAGAGTAATAATACTGGTATGATCCTTGATTCACTGGAACGCCACGCAAGTAAATAAGGAGAAGTAATGCTAACGCGAATTCAAACGCCTAAGACAGAGTTTACCGTTGACTATCCAGAGGCTTGTGAATTTACTAATCAACAGGCAGCTGTCTTCTGGCCTCACTTTGAAGTAAAGGTGCATAAAGATAAACAAGATATTCTAGTAAACATGACGCCTGCTGAACGTCACGGTACGATTACAACACTTAAGTTGTTTACTAAGTATGAACAGATTATTGGTGATGAATTCTGGCTTGGATTTGTGTACAAGAAGTTCCCCCGTCCTGCTGATATCCAACCAATGGCTGCTTTGTTTGGTGCAATGGAGACAGCAGTTCATGGGAAGTTTTACAGTACGTTGAATGAAGAACTTGGACTAGCAACAGATGAATTCTATAATGAGTACTTGCAAGATGAAGATCTTAAAGCTCGTGTGGAATTCCTAGAAAGCAGTATTGCCGATAAAGATGATCTTCGGGCTCTCGGTTGTTTTACATTCGGAGAGGGTGCAATCCTATATTCTAGTTTTGCTTTCTTGAAGCATTTCCAGAGTCAAGGTAAAAACAAGTTGTTGAATGTGGTGAGTGGTATCAACTTCTCTGCGCGGGATGAAAATCTACACGCTGAAGCAGCGGCTTGGTTGTACCGTACACTACTAAAAGAAAAGAAAGATGCTGGGTATATCGATGCAGCTTACGAAGATGAGTTGAAGAAAGATGTCTACCTTGCTGCTGAAACAGTAATGGAACATGAAAAATCAATTATCAAGAAGATCTTTGAGAAAGGTCGGATTGATGGTATTACAGATGTACAACTTGAGTACTTTGCACAGAGTCGGATTAACCTCTGTCTTCGCAACCTCGGTTATGAAAATCTATTTAAAATTGAGTATAATCCTGTTGCTGAATGGTTCTATAAAGGCATTAACGGTTTCAGCTCTATCGACTTCTTCAACAGCCAAGGTAATCAATACCAGCGAGACTGGGATTCTGAAGGTTTTAAATTTTAAGGGGAATTAAGTGACAAATAGTTATCGTGTATTGAGTGAAGAACGTAAGAAGCTACAAGAAGATGGTTTGATGCCTGCCCATTGGTCTACCGGCTCTTGGCAATTATTCAAGAGTAAATACCTTTACCAAGCGTCAAACCCGAAAGAACAGTATCAGCGAATTGCAGCAACATTGGCTACACACACGCCTGATCCGTCTGAGTGGAAAGAGAAGTTCTTTGATATTATGTGGAAAGGTTGGTTGAGTCCTAGTACCCCAATCTTAGCTAATACAGGAACAAATCGTGGTTTGCCAGTAAGTTGTGCTGGTAGTTATATTCCTGATAGTATCGATGGTATCTACAAAGCAAAACATGAAACTGCAATGCTAACTAAAATGGGTTTTGGTACGGCAGGTTATCTTGGAGATGTCCGTGCTCGTGGAGAATCGATCAGCGTAGGTGGTACTTCTACCGGGGTTATGCAGGTCATTGAGGGGTTTCAACGTGACATGGAGTACGTTGCTCAGGGTACGGCTCGACGTGGTTCTTGGGCAGGTTATTTGCCTATCGATCATGGTGATTTTGATGAAGTTTGTACTTATCTAGAGCAACACCCTGACGGTAATAATATCGGCTGGAATGTTTCTGATGATTTTATTGAGAAGTTGAAAACTGGTGATAAGGAAGCAGTACGGCGTTACGGTAAAGCTCTGAAAACTAAGATGGTGACAGGTAAGGGGTACTTCTTCTTCCCTCAAAAGACTGAACGTAAGCGTCCGCAATGGTATGTAGATCAGGGCTTGGATGTTAAGGCTCCACAGCTCTGTAATGAAGTAATGCTGCATTCAAGTAAAGATTTTACATATACATGCGTCCTTGCATCAATGAACGTAGAGCTTTTTGATGAGTGGCATGGTACAGACGCTGTAAACACTGCAATTGTTTTCCTTGATGCCGTATGTCAAGAGTTTATTGAACGAGCTAAGAATATTCCCGGTCTTGAGAAAGCCGTAGCATTTACGAAGAACAGTCGGGCGCTTGGGCTTGGACAATGTGGTCTGGGATCTTACTTCCAAAAGAAGATGGTTCCATTTGAAAGCTTTGATGCACATATGCTGAACAACAAGATTGCAAAGTACATTCAAGATGAAGCAATTAAAGCTTCTGAATGGCTTGCAAGTGTTTGGGGCGAGCCAAAGTGGATGAAGGGTTATGGTCGTGCAAATACACACTTGATTGCAATCGCACCAACTAAGTCAACAGCACTTATAATGGGTGGTGTTAGTGAAGGCATTAGCCCCGATACTGCGATGGTTTACACACAGAAGAGTGCTGGTGGTGAAGTTGACCGAGTTAACCCTTACTTACTGAAGTTGATGAAAGAGAAGGTTGTTTTCAACAAAGCTAACGTTGAAGATGTTCGTGACAAGATGGGTAGTGTGCAGCATGTAACTTGGTTGACTGAAGATGAGAAGCTGGTGTTCCGTACAGCTTTTGAAATCAATCAACACACAATTATCCGTCTAGCTGCTGCCCGTGGTAAGTTTATGGATCAATGGCAATCGCTTAACTTGTTCTTTGCTGCTGGTGAAGATGAGAGTTACATTAACGAAGTACATAAAGAGGCTTTCTTGAACCCTGACATTCTTGGTTTGTATTACGTATACAGCATGGCTGGTGTTCAAGCAAGCAAGGATGAATGTTTGGCTTGTCAATGAAGAAAACATTTGACACAGTAATCTAATCTGCTACACTGACCCTATGAGCAGAAATGCCGTAGGGTCTTTTACTAACTGGAGGAATAGTCATGAAAGGTTATGAAGATGTAGCAGCGGGACTTGTGTTGTTGGTAGTTGTGCTCATAGGTGGCTATTACTATTTACAATCTGAGGCATACCACCAGAAACAAAGCTTGCATCAACTGGATGTTAAAACTCAGAAGAAAGTAGACTACAACTGGTCTAAGTTTGAAGTTGCTTCTAAACGAACAGATTGACTAAATAATAGGCAAAAGAAAGCCCCTCGTCCGTTGCTGGATAGAGGGGCTTTAACA